CTGATTGGCTGCACTGTTACAGAATTGCGCCAATACTTAGAAGTTCAATTTACAGATGGCATGACATGGGAGAACTACGGTCGCCACGGCTGGCACGTTGATCACATCAGACCATGCGCCAGCTTTGACTTGACGGATCCCGAGCAGCAGCGGCAATGCTTCCACTACACAAACCTTCAACCGCTCTGGGCCGTTGACAACATCCGTAAAGGCGCCAAATGGAATGGACGCTAGATTGTACTGATAAAGCGGCGTAGCACTGTGTACTCAGGTTTTGGCCAATACGACCGATCGCTTACTAGGCGTGTTGCTGCGGTCAATGACCCAAACTCAGCATGGGCCGCAATGGAAGCACATTGGCCGTTAATTGAAGATCTACTTGGTGGCACCTACGAGATGCGCCGCAAGCATCGCCGTTACCTGCCGCAGGAACCACGGGAACAAGACGAGTCATACGACAATCGCTTAGCACGTAGCGTTTGCCCGCCGTACTACCAGCGCCGTGAACGGATGCTGGCTGGCATGTTGACCCGCAAGCCGGTACGCCTTGAAGAAGTGTCTGATGTGGTGCGCGAGCAATTGTTTGATGTAGACCTGCAAGGCAACGACCTCAACATCTGGACCTATGAACTTGGACGCAAAATGGTTCGTTATGGTCACGCTGGCGTCCTTGTTGATGCTCCTGCTGCTGGTGAAAGTGGACGACCATACTGGGTGACCTATACGCCACGGGACATCCTTGGTTGGCGTACTGAGATGAGTGAAGGCGCCCAGAAACTGACTCAATTGCGCCTGATGGAGCGCATTGTGGTGCCTGATGGTGAATACGGCGAGAAACAGGTTGAGCAGATCCGGGTGCTGACGCCTGGTGCATTTGAACTGCATCAACGCGATGAGAAAGGATCTTTCCGCGTCGTTGATGAAGGCACTACCAGCCTTAGCGAGATTCCGTTCAGCGTGGCTTATTCCATCCGCGTCGGCCTGATGGAATCGCGGCCACCGATGGAAGACATTGCCGAACTGAACCTGAAGACGTACCAGATCCAATCTGATTTGGACAACATGCTGCACATCAGCGGCGTTCCGATGCTGGCGTTTTATGGGTTCCCAACAGCAGCCGAGGAAGTCAGCGCTGGACCCGGTGAAGCGATTGCATTTCCCGAAGGTGGCCGCGCCGAGTACATCGAGCCTGCTGGCAAGTCTTATGAGTCCCAGTTCAAGCGGCTAGAACAACTTGCTGGACAGATCAACGAATTGGGTTTGTCCGCTGTACTTGGCCAGAAACTATCCGCTGAAACCGCCGAGGCAAAGCGCATTGACCGCAGCCAAGGTGATAGCACCATGATGGTGATCGCCCAGCAGGTGCAGGACACCATTGATAACTGCCTGCGATTCCACGCCGAGTATCTAAACATTCCCCAAGTGGGCAACAGCATCGTGAACCGCGACTTCGTTGGTGCGCGTCTTGAACCAGCCGATCAACTTGCCTTACTTCAGACTTACACCGCTGGTGTCATCAGCCAGAAGACGTTGCTGGAACAACTGGCTAACGGTGAGGTGCTTGGTGATGACTTCGAGGTAGAGGAAGAACTGATGGCCACGCAAAACGGCGGTCTAATCGAAATGGATGGTGGTCAGCAACAGCAAGTTGAGGAGACCATTCCTGAAGACATCAGCACGCAATGACCTACAGCGGCGGCGTCACCCAGCGGCTGCTTGATGTTGATCAGTTCAAGCGGCGGATCAACCGCAACGATCCTGTTGCAAACATTTACCGCAATGCCATTGACCTAAACCGCTACAGCAACGCCGTAGCAAATCAGGTGGTCACCGCCTACAACGACGTGATCTTGAGCGCGGTGGATGATCTGCGCAGGATTGACATGGGTGTGGCTACAGCAGGTGGTGGCATCGTGTCACCAGCCAGTTACCAAGCGCAGCGCCTGCGGGTGATCCTGGCCCAACTGCGGGAATCACTGGACACCTGGGCAGGTACCAGCACGGCATTGGTATCGGGTGAATTGCAAGGTTTAGCCGAGTTGCAAACTCAATTTGTCACCGATCAGATGCGGCTTGCTATCCGTGGTGGCATCACTGATGCGCGTGAACTGCTGCCATCCCAGATCGATGCTTTACAGATAATGCAGACCGTGCAAGTGGCGCCCAACTTTGCCGCAACTGTGGTCAGCGTTGACCCAACGGCAATCAACTTCACGCTTCCTGGCACTGGCGCCTTCAATCTGACTGCTGGTCAAGGTGCAGCAATCACGTTGCCAAACGGCCAGATCGTAGAAAAGGCATTCCGTGGATTAGCTGAATCCCAAGCGCAGATGTTCAATACCGTGGTGCGTAACGGTTTGTTAACAAATGAACCAACACCACAGATCGCACGGCGACTGATTGGCAGCCTTGATTTTGGACAGCAGGCTATGTCAGTTCGGCAACGTGCTCAGGCTGGTGGTGAGGTAACAAAAATGGCTAACAACCAAATCATGACCATTGTTCGCACCAGCGTTCAAGACATCAGCAACGCCAGCAGTCAGCAGGTATACCAAGCCAATCAGGACATCACCGGCAAGTATCGGTACGTCGCCACGCTTGACGGTCGCACCTCAGCCATCTGCCGGTCACTTGATGGTCGGGAATTCAAGTACGGCGATGGCCCCACACCGCCTGTCCACTTCAACTGCCGTAGTACCACCATCCCGATCATTGATTACAAGGCGCTTGGCATTCCACCACCGGATTGGGGTACTGGTCCTAGCAAACGTGCATCAGCAGATGGTCCGGTGTCTGGCAGCCTCAATTACGGCGAATGGCTTAAGCAGCAACCCAAGGCATATCAAAACGAAGTATTGGGTTCAACCCGTGCGGCGTACTTCAACAAGATCGCCGAAAAGGTTGGCCCGCGTGATGCCTTGGCACGAATGGTCCGCGAAGACGGCAGCGAAGTAACGTTGAAACAACTTCAGCAGCGATATGGAAAACCCTAAGATCCGCTACTACCTCGACGGTCGCGTTCATTCCGACTGGGTTGAGGTCGCACTTGGCGAAGGTGTTGTAGTCGCAAGGCTACAGAAAGTTGAAGATGGCACCATCCAGTGGGTTGATCAGTCAGGTCTACCATTAGGTCAGACGGAACGTACTACCCATGCCCAGGAAGATGACCAAAGCGGACAAGAAGGTAGCGAAGGTGATGGGGGAGTACAAGCAGGGAACCTTGCAAAGCGGCAAACCAGGTCCCGGAAAAGGTCCCAAGGTGAAAAGCCGTAAGCAAGCAATTGCCATTGCGTTAAGCGAAGCAGGCAAAACTCAAAAGCCAAAGAAGAAGAAGTGATTAGCCGCGTTCCTGCTGATTGATCCATTCTTTCAGTGCCACCACATAGCCACGCAATAGGCTTGCTTGCTTCAAATGCCATACATCACCAGTGGCCAAATACAGCCGCACATGGTTGTCCACGCCATGCAACGCTTCCTTGATCACCGGGTTCCAAGGTTCCCGGATGGGTGTATTCCATTCGCGCTTGGACACGACTCAAAAAGGTCATACACTGAACGTGAACACCCTACGGGCATTTCATGACTGACGATGTGATCCAGGAACCTACGGTGACTGGTGGCGACGATACAGATGCACTCAAACGCAGTATTGAGGCGCTGGAACGTAAAAACTATGAGCTGATCGCCAAGCTCAAAGAAAACAAAGCTAAAGCACCTACTGTCCCTGATGGTGTCAATGTTGATGAGTTGATCGAGTTCAAGCGGAACTACGAACAACAGCAACTTGAACAGCAAGGCAAATACGGTGAAGCACGGCAAGCACTGGAACAGCAATTCCGTGCAGCAACAGCCGAAAAGGATCAACGCATCAGTGAATTGGAAGGTCGCGTTTGCGAACTAGAACTGATGACGCCTGCAATGACCGCATTAGCTGAGATCGTTCACGATCCTGACTATGTGCTCAAGAGCAAACTTACCAGCGATCAAATCGAACGCGAACCTGATGGCACAGTCGTTGTGGTCGATGGTTACCAGCGGACTCCTGTTACTGAATGGGCCAAATCACTTCCAACTTGGATGCAAAAAGCACCCAAGCCACAAGGCAGTGGCGCACCAGCCGGTCGCAGCAGTGGCGCTGAAATTACTGGCGTGAAGAATCCATTCACACCAGAAAACTTCAATCTCACCGAACAATCACGCCTATACAAAACAGACCGTGATATGTACGATCGATTGAAGGCAGCTGCTAACCGCTAAGCTGTACGCATTAGCAGCAAGGTTACGCCGAGCCGCTGGGTTACGCCCACAACGCACAAAACATTCTTTGGAGAAACACCGTGGCGACACTTCGCTCCGATGTAATCATCCCTGAGGTTTTTACTCCGTACGTCATTGAGCAAACCACTCTGCGGAACCAGTTTCTGGCTTCGGGTGTAGCTCAACCGATGGCTGAGTTGAATGCCACTGAAGGCGGTGATTTCGTCAACGTCCCCTTCTGGAAAGCCAACTTGTCTGGCGATCTGGAAATCCTGTCTGACAGCACTTCGCTGATCCCTAGCAAGATTCAAGCCGACAAGCAAGTTGGCGTGATCCTGCACCGTGGTCGCGCTTGGGAATCCCGTGACCTGGCTGCACTTGCTGCTGGTGCGGATCCCATGGCTGCTATCGGCGCCAAGGTTGGTGAATACCTTGCCAACCAACAGCAAGCTGACCTTTACAAGTGCCTGGAAGGTGTATTTGGTGCCTTGACCGGTTCCGATTCACCTGCTTTCGACGCACTGCGTTTTGACACCTCTGGTGCTACTGCACTTGGTCCCCGTCAGGTGGCTAAGGCTCGCGCAATCCTGGGTGATCAAGGCGACAAGCTTTCTGCTGTGGCCATGCACTCGGCTTGCTACTACGACCTCGTAGAGCGCAAGGCGATTGACTATGTGACCAACACTGAAGCCCGTCTGAGCACTCTTGCCACTGGCGCCAGCACCATTAACGCCATCGGCGGTTCTATTGCTGGTTCCTACAGCAACGAGTACAGCGTTCCCACCTATATGGGTCTGCGTGTGATCGTCAGCGATGACATCACCAACTCTGCTGGTAACTACGCCTGCTACTTCTTCACCAACGGCGCCGTCGCCACCGGTGAGCAAGCTGCAATGCGTACTGAAACCGACCGGGACATCCTGGCCAAGTCCGACGCCATGTCAGTTGACATGCACTACCTGTACCACCCTGTTGGTGCTAAGTGGGGCGTTACGACCACCAACCCGACTCGCGCTCAACTGGCAACTGTTGGCAACTGGTCGAAGGTGTACGAAACCAAAAACATTGGTATCGTGCGTGCGACCATCACCTCCAACTTCGATTGATAGGAGGAACTAACCATGGCTTCGATTTTTGAACTGGAAGAGCCCGCTTTTGGGCGTCATTCCACTGGCAAACTGTTGGTTGCTGCTACTGATGCAGCTACCACGTTGACCGCCGAACAGGCTTGCGGAAGCATCGTTACGATGACTCCTACAGCCAACCGGACTCTCACCACGCCTACCGGCGCTGAGATCATTGCTGAACTTGGCCCCCAAGCCAAAATCGGTCAGACCTTTGAGGTAAACGTTGTCAATCTGGCAGCCTCTACCTATACCGTCACCTTCACTGCTGGCGCTTCTGGCGTCACCGTGACTGGAGCTGCTGCTGTTGCGGCCGCCACTGGCGGTACCTTCACTGGCCGTGTTGCAACCGCTTCCACGGTTGTCTTCTACCGTTCCTGATGGGGTTGTTCGCTTTCCGGCGACTGCGTGAACAGGAGGCTGCTTCTAACGAAGTGGCCTCTTTTCCCGTTGAAGAGCCAGCTACTGTGGAAGTAGCACCTGAAGTAATTACCGAGCCGGTCAATGGCAATCGCTCTAGTAGCAACAAT